AGGATAAAGAAAATGAAAACCTACCTATATTTTTTGTTTATGGTGGAACTTCCACAGAAGATAGAGAAAATATACGAGCAATTGTTGATAAAGAAAAGAATTCAATCACTATTGCAAGCTACGGCACTTTCAGCCAAGGTATTAATATTAGGAATATTAATAACATCGTGCTCGCAAGTCCAAGTAAATCAAAAATCAGAGTGTTACAATCTATTGGAAGAGGGTTGCGTACATCATCAAATAAAGATTCCATTTTGATATATGATCTTGCTGACGATATATCATATAAAGAAAGACGCAATTACACTTTGAATCACTTCACAGATCGCATAAATATCTACAACGAAGAACAATTTAATTATGATATTAGTAGGGTAAAATTATGTATAAAACAGTAAAAAATATAATAATATTAGTTGGAACATCAGTGTTTTTATCTGGATGTTCTTCAATCATAAAATATTTACTAGTCTTAGGAGCTTAATATGACAAGTTCTAAAAAAAAAAATTAAAATGACCACAACAGAAGAAGTTATTCCTTATAAGTTTATAAAGTTGAGCAATGGCGAAGATATTGTTTGTAAAGTTGATAAGGGTAGCTCAAAAAATAAAATAAAAGTTCTACATCCTTTAAAGATGCAAATGTTGCCCAGAATATTAACAGGCGGTCAAGGAGATTCTATAGGCCTATCTCATTGGATTCATCCAATGACAGAAGCAGTATCATTTCAACTTTCTTTAGAACATATTCTTTTAATATCAGACGCTTCCCCAGGCCTGATTAAATATTATGAATATGTTTTAAAACAATTGCATAATAATAATGATTTTACAAATTTAAATAATATTGATGATGATGATGATGAAGAAGAAATTTATGAAGAATTACTAGATGATTTACCTGGCTCAAGCAAACTTATTCATTAAAAACTCAGCATAGCTAATATATACCATTTTTCTTGTCATGTCAAGTCTCTTTTTAAATTTCTTTTGGTACTTGACATTATCCATAAATTGGTGTATAATATCTTATATTACAATAACAAAGGAGCAATAGTGAATAAAGCAAAAAAACCACATTATGTTGATAATAAATTATTCTTACAGGATATGATTAAATGGAAAGAAAAATGTTTGATTGATGAAAAAGAAGGAAAATCTCAACCTCCAGTAACAAATTATATTGGAGAATGTTTTTTGAAAATTGCAACCCATTTATCATATCGGCCCAATTTTATCAATTACACATATAGAGATGATATGATTTCTGATGGTATTGAAAATTGCTTACAATATGTATCAAACTTTAATTCAGAAAAATCAAGTAATCCGTTTGCTTATTTTACGCAAATAATTTATTATGCGTTTATAAGACGAATTCAAAAAGAAAAGAAGCAAACTCATATAAGAAATAAGATGATTGAAAGTAGAAGTTATGAAAGTTATACCACGATGGAAGGTGATGATACATCATATATTGTAGGGGGATTTAATCCAGATCAACTATTGCCTGATGAAGATGTATATAAACCGAAGAAAGTTCCATCTAAAAAGAAGAATGGCCTAGAAGAATTTATGGATAAAGAATGAAGTTAGCTCTTATAACTGACCAACATTTCGGTGCTAGAAATGATAGCTTACTTTTCTCGGATTATTTTGAAAGGTTCTATACTGAAATTTGTTTTCCCTATCTATTGGAAAACAACATCACAAATGTTGTTGATCTAGGAGATACTTTTGATAGAAGAAAGTATGTCAATCTAAATATTTTGAAAAAAACCAAGCAGATGTGGTTTGATAAGTTGGAAGAATATAATATCAATCTACACACCCTCGTAGGCAATCACACAACTTATTTTAAAAACACCAGCGAAGTAAATACTTTAAATTTAATTCTAGACAGTTATGATAATGTTACTGTCTATGACAGGCCGACAGTAGTGGAGTTTGATGGTGTTCCTATTCAGTTTATTCCTTGGATCAATTCGGGGAACTATGATGAATCTATGGAAGCATTAAAGACTTCTTCAGCGCAGATTGTTATGGGGCATCTAGAAATCACTGGATTTGAAATGTATAAGGGATTTTCCAGCATTGATGGAGATTTCAAAAAAGAATTGTTCAGCAGATTTGATACGGTTTTCAGTGGCCACTTCCATCACAAATCAGATGATGGACAAATATTCTATCTTGGCACACCATATGAAATTACTTGGAATGATTGGAATGATCCAAGAGGGTTTCATATTTTTGATACAGCAACAAGAGAGCTTGAAAGAGTTGTGAACCCCTATACAATATTCAAGAAGATTTATTATGATGATACGTTGCCATCGTTTGATGAAGATTTTGATATGTCATCATTCAAGGATAAATATGTGAAATTGATTGTGGTGAATAAAAAGGATTTGTATAAGTTTGACATGTTTGTTGATAATCTGTTCAAAGCTGATGCGTTTGATGTTAAGATAATTGAAGATTTCTCTGATCTAGATGCTAGTAATGTATCCGATGATATTGTGGAGAATACAGAAGATACTATAACTCTCCTTGATAGATATATTGATGAACTACCTCTTACGCTGGACAAAGGACGACTCAAGAACACCATGAAAACATTATACAATGAAGCTCAGGATTTAGACTTTTGATTATTAATACATTATGGGGTGAAGAAGAAGTAGATATTGAGACACGAATATGTAGTGAATGTTTGTGTGAAAAACCAATGAGTGAATTTGAAAGGGCTATGGGGAAACGATATCCAACATATGTAAGAAGCAAGTGTAAAATATGTAAAAGAAAACAAACCTTACAAGCAAATAAACTCAAGAAGTACTATTCATATCCAGTTGATGATTATACATGTCCCATATGTAACATTACACAAATGGAGATGAAAAATAAGGGATATGTGGCGATGCGATTAACATGGTGTTTAGATCATAATCATGATACTGGAGAGTTTAGAGGATATATCTGTCAACTATGTAATACAGGTATAAGTAATTTACAGGAAAACATTAAAATATTAGAAAATGCTATATTGTATTTAAAACAGGATTTAGATTTTTGATTAACTTTAAATATGTAAGATGGAAGAATCTACTAAGTACCGGCAACAACTTCATAGAAATTCAATTAGACAGAAACCCAACGACTTTAATTGTTGGTGAGAATGGTTCTGGTAAATCAACTATTCTTGATGCCTTGTGTTTTGGGTTATTCGGTAAGCCATTCCGCCATATTAATAAACCGCTGCTTGTGAATTCCATAAACAACGGCAACTGTGTTGTTGAAGTTGAGTTTGAAATAGGCCCTAAGAAGATTAAAGTGATTAGGGGAATCAAACCAAATATCTTTGAGATTTATGTCAATGGTAAGATGTATAATCAAGATGCTAATATAAGAGATTATCAGCTTATCTTTGTTCTGCTTCATTTCAAGAATATATTTTTCTTGGAGCTGAATTTTTTCTTCGGTTAGATCAATATTATAATCGAGCTCCCTTAGACTGGCTATAGTGTCTTTGATTTTCTGCCTAACCAAAATATTCATGATGGAGAAAATCTGAATGTCAAGAATTTCTTCCACCACTTCCCGGCGATGGCGAGCACTGAGCTGCATAAAAGGAATAAAAGTAGATGCTCCAAGAATAACAACCTGTGTAAAACTTTGGTAGTTTAGCTTAAGAATCTGCTGTTCAAGATATCGCTGATAATCTCTTATATTAGCATCTTGATTATACATCTTACCATTGACATAAATCTCAAAGATATTTGGCTTGATTCCCCTAATCACTTTAATCTTCTTAGAGCCGATTTCAAACTCAACCTCAACAACGCAGCTGCCGTTGTTTATGGAATTCACAAGCTGCGGTTTATTAATATGGCGGAATGGCTTACCGAATAACCCAAAGCAGAGAGCATCAAGAATAGTTGATTTACCAGAACCATTCTCACCAACAATTAAAGTTGTTGGGTTTCTGTCTAACTGAATTTCTATGAAGTTGTTACCAGTGCTTAGTAGATTCTTCCATCGAACATACTTAAAAATTATCAAAATAATCCCTTACTAAATTAAAAGCTTCATCATCATCTCCTAATTTTTCAATTCTAACATCATATTTTTGAGGAGATTGAAATAACTTATTAGTATCTTCATACTTACACTCTTTTACAACATCCATCCAAATTAATTTATCAGGAAAAAAAGCTCTTATATATCTAGGCAATGGTGCTATAAATGCTGAAATTGATATAGAATCAACCTCTGCTAATCTACGCATACGCAATGACTGTCTTTCTCTACCTCGACTAGAGAAATCCCAATCATTATAAATCTCTCTTACTATATCAGCATCCCAAAAAGGTATATTAAACTTTTTTGATAATTTCTCACCTAATGTAGTTTTACCAGAGCCCGGCAATCCCATAATCAATATTTTCA